TTCTCCAACGTCCAAGTGGGTAGTGGCTGCTTTGGGTTGCGTTTGATGTGCATAGTAGGTAGTGTTGACACACTCCTAGTTGAAGGTTGATATTCTAGCACAAATATTTCAAATTTACTTCTTGATAATCTAGAAAACTATTACCATAGAAAACTAGTCTATTAATACAAGATATCATTAATTATAATTAATAAAATGTTAATTACAATTAAAATAAAAATAAAATAAAATTATTTACAAAAATAAAATAAAAATAAAATAAAAAAAGGATATCTTATTGTTAAAGATATCTTTAACAAAATGTTAACAAAAACTAACAAATAAAGTAATAAAATAATCTATTTGTAAATTATAAAAAAAAAATAAAAACAAATCCAAAAAAGGATATCTTTTGTATAAAAAGTGTTAAAATTGTTAACAAAATGTTAACAAATTATTTGCCCATAATATCTTTATGAGCTTTTGCGACGCTCATACCCTTTCGCATTCTAACCATCATCTTCATTCTATGCGACTTCTTTTCTGATGCAGTCATATCTAATTTATCCATATGTTTTTTCAAATCTGATTTCTGTTTATCAGATAATTTACCACCCATTGGTTTTGATTGAGTTGAAGAACCGTAACCCATTATAATTAATATTATAAATTAATTATTCAGCATTTTTTACATAAATATTTAATTGTGTATTTATACTGTGTCCCCGAATATTTGCATCTTTTTTCATCTCTTTATAAACATCCTTTTTATCTCCATATTTACCAGATAAATATGCTTTTGCTAACATAGTTGAAGAAACACTTTTACCTAGATATTTGTTACTATATTTAATTAAAATATGCGATATCATATTTCTAGAATATGCTTCTCCATCCATCTTTTTAAACATAACACCATATCCATTTCTTTTGATATATCTCCTTAATAATTGTTTTAATGCGACATCTTCAACTTCTACAATTTTCTGACCAAACTTTTTATTTGTTTTATAATCATTCAAAATTAATTTCATATCAGTTCTTGAATTTACTAAATAATTAATATTACTATCTTTTATATTTTTATAATCACTACCTTTTATTGATTCCATCCCCGCTATATCATTTCTCAAAGGGAGCTTATGATATATATTAAACATCATATATGCTTGGTATAGTTCGTTTTCCGTTTGTGATAATGGTACAGTCGCTTTTAAGAGAGGCTTAATCTCAACTTCAATCTTACTTATCATTTTTCCGATTTCTTCGCTATTCGTAAAATTATTCTTCTGCTTTTCTGATACAATTCCAGACTCTTGGTCTTTATTATATCTCTCTGCATATTCTTTTAGCTTTTTTTGATAATTAATAATTACTTTTTTATCACCATCTATTGCTTTTAAATATACAATTACAGAAGTTATATAATTCTTTTGCGTAGTAAAATGAAGGTCTTTAAGTTTCTCATAAACATCCGCTGGCTCATTCAAAAACTGGAAAGAACTTTCACCAAAAAGAAGTCTTAACTTATGTAAGTTCTTCACATATATTTTTAGTGTAGATTCTTTTATTTTATCTCCTTTATATTTTTTTATTGCTTCCATTCTATATATATATAATATATATATTTTAAATCAAATTTATGCGAAATAGCACGACATTTTGCCTCCCTCAATAGTAGCAACCTTCAATAATTCTAACCATACACGGAGAGTGTAGTTGCCAGCCGGAACTGTATTTTTATACACAAGGTCAATACCCTTATTATTAACTCTCTCACCACGATTAAGGCGTAAGGCAGTCCAGCGGAAACGACCACCAAGACCGGCACTGACTAATTGCTGGTCGTGACCTTCAAATGTAGCAGTAGTCAATCCACTCCTTCCCGTCCCCGCCTCTGGGACACCAGTTCCGGGGTTGTAATACTCATCACGAGATATCATAGGGATTCCACCTTCTGCGTGAGCGGTAGTCTGGAAGAGCTGGGCATCGTTGCTGCGGTCAACCGAGAATAAATAGCGGTCATTATATAAGAGATTTGTGGTTAGTTTGTTACTATTATCAGTAGGGCAAGCGGCAACATATCCATTCAACATACTCTCTGATATTTTATTAGCATCCGGTTGAAGACCATAGAATACTTTTGATACTAGCCGACCGTTACCACCAACTGGGAAAGTTAAATTAGAGAAAGCAGTCTGGTTACCAGTTCTCTTGGCAAGTCGGTAATCTTCATACTGGAATACAACCTTCGGATTCTGTGCTGCATACTGTGCCATAATAGCACCATCATAGGAGATAGAATCATAGACTAATTTGACTTGGTCTTGTGTAATATCATATTCTACGGCCGACGTCTGACCATTAGCACAGCACATACGAAGAGAGTTTGATGCTCCCGAAAGAGAAGAAAGAGTATCTTGGAAAGTAATATCAATATGAATCTCTTCATCAATCATAAATGCTGGGAGCTGGTTAGTCTTCAAGAAGGGGAAAAGGTCCGAGAGGTATACCGAGTATACTGGGGCTTCTTCTATCGTTGCAGCAGATGTTGCGTCGTGAATTTGGAAAGGCAAGAGCTGCATAGGGTGAGCGCCAGCAGCGGAAACAACTGGGTTTTTGCCGAGACCTAATCCGTACTCGGAAGCACTATTGGGGGTATCATCCGCAGTCTTCCCAAATACTAAATCTTCATAGATTGGTGAGTGATTGATTGCTCTCTGCGATAAGAACTGTTCTCTCTCCTTATTATTCTCATTAGAGATAAATAAAGACTGGTATGCGTGGTAATCACCATAATCCTCAATAGCACATATCTGCTTATTACCGACAATTAACTGTGCCGATTTAATTAAACTAGAAACACCAATATTAAGTGGGTAAAATGCACGACTATTAGTCTTGGGAGTGACTCCAAGAGTTATCTTACTATTAGAGTGGAGGAAACCGGCAACACGTGAGAGAGTAAATCGTACTCTTTTCTGCGAGAAAGTGACTGGGTCAATTACGTCAGTAGTAAGAGTCTGTCCATAGGAAGTGGGAATCTGTCCTATTTTCATCAAATCCGGAATACGGTCTTCTACAACATCATTCTGCTGGGTCATAGCATCAACTTGTTTATCCATTTTATAATATTAATTATAAAATAAATTTGGAAAAATATTTTGATTTTTTGTTATTGTATAGTTAATAATTGAAATCAATTATAAAAGATGTCTTATTTTCTGTTACTTTATTTATTTTATTTTTATTTATTTTACTTTTATTTTTATTATCTAAATTATTTTTATTATTTTTATTTATTTTAAGGATATCTTCATTTTCTTCTTTCTTATCTTTAAATGCCTTTTTTTTATTATACCATTCTTTTGTTCTAATATATGATTTTTCACGATTTCCCGGTCTATTTATATATTCCTTATAATAATTCTTATAATATTCTTTATTATTATGATATCTTATATTTAATCTTTTATTGTGTTTTAATCTTTCTTCTTTATATTTTTCGGGATTATTTACTTTTAAATCTAAATAATACTCTGTTCTTTGTTTATTTAAATAATCTCTATATTTCCTATATTCTTGGGGATAACTCTCTTTAAAATATTCTAAATATTCTGTTCTTGTACTATATTCATCCCCAAATTTATAATTTGAATATTTATAATAAAAATCCCTCCATTCCATTATATCTTATAATTATATAATATATTTAAATCAATAACGATAACATATCATTGCAGCAAATTTAATACATAAGATATCCCTTTTACTTTTTCTCATTATCTTAATTGATTTACCTTTGTATTGTTTTCTATATATCCATAACTTCTTTTTCTTATGAAATAATATATTCTTGTATCCAGTAGTATTATTCTTTTGTTTCTTTCTATCGGTTTTAGAAGTATTACAGCGATTACATACTATATTTCTAAACTCACCAGTTTTATGGTCGTGTTCCATACATTTCCTATTACCACCCTTACCTTCTAATAATACTTTACATAAATCACAATATTCTGTATTTATGTATCGTTCAAAGATTGAATTATAATCACCAACTAAACCTTGTTGTTTCCAATTTACTATCGTACAATTTTTATAACCTTTGGGAGTTTTACGATACTCTCTCATATATTGTGTATGTTCCATTATAATACTTATAACAGTGTTTATTGTTTAAATAATTACATTAGGAAGTTGGACTACTGCACGACTTGTATTCCGGCACGAGAATCATAGGCAACAACAACCTTACTCTTAACAAATAAGTATGCCGATACTGGATTTCCATCTGCAAGACCATTAGTCATCTGAATGGAGAACTGGGCACGAGAGAAATCAACACCCTCCGAATCCAACATATCATATAATACCCCGACCCCATAGAGACCTCCGCACTCGGGCATCAATCTATATCCAGTTACGACGTCAGCATCAACTGTGAAGCTTCTGTTGGAGACTAATGGACCAGCACCAGTTCTGTTGTGCTGGGATTCGGGGATGATAGAGTGTAAGAAACTCTTAATGACTTGGGCATCAACAACCGAAGTCGCATTAGTGCTAGAATCATAGACCGAATCAACTTCAAAGTTGAGTGGGAAGCGTTCACCATTACGAAGGAAAGAGATTGTTTCTAAATTTGCGAGTGCGCCGCTTGATTGACTAGGCATATAGGTTAAATAACCATCTTGACTTAAATTATTCACAAAAGAACTCGGTACAAAATTAACAAAAGCACCAAGAACTTTTGATAATCCAAGGTTGTAATTAATAATAGAGTTCGTACTTTCTAATGTGGAGAAATATGAGCTAATAGAATTAAATGTCCAAGCACCTTGGTCCGGAGACTGGTCTCCAACATCAACTTCACAAGTCAATTCAACATTTGTTAACTCATAGAATGAATTGGTCACATTGGGGAGACCGGTAGCGCCGGATGATGAATAGAAGAACTGCGAATCGGGAGCTAAATGAATCTCTATTTCTATGGGAACTTTTGATAGTGGTAGTTTATCAGCACCAAGTGTCATTCCCGAAGGGAGGGGAATAGAGAAGGGAGATGCCTTATTATTGCGGACAACTGTATCTCTAAATACTCGGTAGTTAGAATTAATCAATGCACTCTCCGATAAGTGACCAGTTTGGTCTTGAAGACCACTCATAACCGGTAAGAAGGAGGACATAAAGCGTCCGTAGTGTCTTATATGCTCTATTACTTGCTTTGTCTCGGCGTGACGGAAAACTAGTTGGTCTATGATACCAAATGCTCCTAGCTTGTGAGAGGCTCGTAACTCGGCTGCGACGGCGTCGGTGGGATGGATAGAACCAGCAGCATCACTCCATATATCTAAATCACCAGAGAGTCGTATAGTATCTAAATCTAACATAGCAGCTTGACGACCAAGGGTTATCGTAATAATAGGATTACCTCCTTTATGAGATATTTTACCAGTGGCTGGAACATTACTCGGCTGAATAGTAAGGTATTTCTTTTCAGACATTATACTTTACTAAATAAAAAAAAATAATTAAAAAAAATTGTAGAAAATTAATTAAAATTTACAGAGAAACAACAAGTGAATCTCCTTTAATACTAATTCTACGGACGTGGTAAATAAAAGCCATTAAGAGCTTATCACGAGT